ACTACGTCCCGAGTATCGCCCAAATTAGCCCCCAGGAACAGCATCGCCTCCTCTTGGTCGCCCAGCCCCTCCAGGTTCCTCGGCAACACGTAGTAATCCTTCGCTAGCTGCAACTTCTGCCGGGCAATCGGCCCCATGTTCCTCTGGGCATATCGCAGCAGGTGCCACCCGCTGATTTGCAGGTCTCCCTCTCGCGCAATCGTCAATTCCCCCACCCGCGCTTCCTTCTGCAGCGTTTGCCCCAGACTCGGCTGGTTGACCCCGGCCTTTTCGTGGAGATTCTGGCTGATCTGCGCCCTCCGCGCCTCGCCCTGCGTCCAGTCCGCCCCATGCTGCTCAGCCACCATCTGCACCCCCGGAGGTAACGGGGTAATCTTTTGTCCGGTCTTAGCATTGATCTCAAAAGCTCGAATCCCGCGCCCGTCCGCCGCCATCGGGCCGCTAACTACCAAATCGCCCCGCACAGCCTTGCTCGCCGCTTCGTGCAGCAGGCTCACCAGGCTATTCAACTGGCGCTGGTCGCCCATCATCATCTCGACCAAGCCCATCGGATACAAACGCCCCGGTATCGGGTTCCAGCCGGCCCGTGCCAGCGGCCACTTCCCGCTTTGCAGCGCCGCACTCCGCACCAGCTTTTCCCCGCCCACCAGCACATACAGCCAACCTTCGGGATACTTCGCGCAAGGGCGAATAAAGAACTGATCCACCATCGCCGCCGATTTGATCCCCTCGCGCTCCCGCTTGACATCCCCCCATAACACATTCTGCGCCAGGTCATCGAGGAACTGGGTGTTCTCCGTGACATTCTGCGGCTCGACCGTCGCCCCTAGATACTCTTTGATCCAGTCTACGTGGCGCGCCTCCGACACGACTAGAAACTTCGGTGGCCACTCCCCAATGCTCTGGGGGTCTTGCAGATACCGGAAGGGATCTACTACCTGCGTCAGAATATCGCCCTCCCCATAAATGGGGTCGCCGCCCTCGGCATCGTAAATCGTCAACCGCAGGCTCTGCCCTGTCCCTAGAAGCCACAACCACTCTTCCTCTCGCTTACCCTCCTCCTCATCCTTCCGGTCCCGCCACTGGAGGAACCTTGTCCCTATCTGCGCCGCCCCCACGTCCTCCGGGTCGCTCGCATCCGCCGGTAGACATTTGATCCGCGGGTAGTTCTGCGCCGCCACCGCCACCAAATGGCGGCAGTAAATCGGTATCTGGTTGTCCACCAACCGGAAGTCTTCGGCCCCGATCGGCCGCAACTGCCGGGTATCGAACCGGGTCAACGTAGATTCGATAATATCCCGCCACTGATCCCCCGCCCAAAAGCGGATGCACTGCACGAACATCCGCAGCCAGGGGTCACGATGGCGCTCCGCCAACGCCCGCTCGGTGCGGAGCCAGTCCGTAATGCGAGGTATCTCCCAGGCCTTCGCTGGAAGCATCTCCTCGCGGTAAAGCGCGGGGGAAGCCGTCATGCCAACCCCTTACGCAGATGCGGCCCATGATCTTCCGCCCGCAGGCATTGTACCCGTCCGCAGAATGAACCACCGCAGCGACAACAGTAGAGGTCTTCATGGATCCACCCAAACGGCGGGCAAATCGAGTGTTGCCGCAACTGCTGATGCCAGCAATGCTCGCCGGACGCATGGGAGTCGCAGACTGAATCTTTTTTGATGATCTGTAACCCTGTCATCTAATCTGCTTCCCGTTGCCCATCAGTAAATGCCGCAGCATCTCACTCGCCTCCGTCAGACTCCCGAACAGGCGAGGCCCTACCTCCAACGTCCTCCACCACCACCAAACCCGCTCCTGCGGAACGAGTCGCCATATCCCAGGGCATTCCGTCGTTTCGATGAGGAAACGAACGCGGCTGAAGCGAAACGAAGTTTCGCCCCCACTAACCTCGCTCATAGAAACCTCGTCCCCAAGCATACTCGGAAAGCCCACCGCTTGTGCTTCAACCAATCAATAGCACCCTTAGGCCGGCGCGTGACGATGCGCCAACTCTGGCCCGTCCAATCCGTATGGATTTCGATCCATTGCCGCCAACCCACCTCGGCGAACTTTGCCCTCAACGCCTCATCCCGTCGCCTTGCCCGGTCTAAGAAGTAGCCGTGTATCTGGTTGCTAATCAGGTTTAGGTTGGCCTGATCGGCGAATAACCTCTCTGGAATCCGGTAGCCCCAAGATGCCCTCATCTATAGAAACCTCGCCCGTCCCGCATCGGCCTCCGCCCGCATCTCCTGCACCTCGTCCTCTTCCTCAACTTGCGCCACCGTCGGTAGCCTCCACCCCTTCGGTAGCTCCTCCGGGGCCTTCGCCTCGTGCACGTTCTCCGGGGCTGGCCGCGCTGCCTCCGCTTGGGCCCACTCCCGCGCCGTCACCGCCTGCAAGGCCTCCGGGTGCGTCAGCGCCAGGATCCGATCCAGCAAGCACGTGCGCTCCTGCGCCGCCTCTACCCGTTCCCACCGGTGTATGACGATCAGTAACAACAGGAACCCGCTTAGTATGCCTACCAGGCCTAACTCTGTCATCCTCCCCATCCCCTCTCCGGCGGCCCTGCCTGATCCAGCCAATGAATTCCCTCGCCGCCTCGCTTCGCATCCTCGAACCTTCGCTTGGTCTCCCGGTCTACCTGTTCTACCATCCGAGCGCGGGGATCGGCGGGTAAACCGGCCTCCGGTCGCAAGTCTGGTAAGGCAGCAAGCGGTAGGTGACTTGCGATATACCTGAGGCCGTCCGCACGATGAAACCGTTCCTTGTCCGCGATCTTGATCAGCGGCTCGCCGGCCCCGTCCAGCTCCCGGCTATACGTGCCCAACTCGCTCCGCAGCCCCGTCAGCGTGTCGAAGATGCACAATCGCTTCTGTTTGAACAGACCAATCACCCGATCAATGCCCGACTCCACCTCCCAGAACATCGGCTTCGCCACGCCCACGCCCGCCGTCGCCCAGGCCAGGCGCTGCTGATCCTCGCTCTGCGCCCCGCCTGCCCAAAGAGAGACGGGTTCCTTGTACTCCAATGCCTCCTTGGCCCGCTCGGGGCCGGTGTGCCCCCCGCCAAGCTCCTCGCGGTAGGCATAGTAAACGTCTTTCTCCGGATCCCGCGCCAGCCAGATCAGCGCCAGATGCTCCGTGCCGCCGAAGTCTACACCCACGTAACGCTGCCACTCCTTGGGGATAGGGAACGCCTTGCACAGGTTGCCCTCGTAGCTGTCTTGGTAGTCGCCGTAGATCAAGCCCGCGGGACGGGTAAACACCCCATCGTAGAACATGGCGAACTTCCACGCTGGGAGCGTCCGCTTCGCCCGTTCATACTCTTCGACGGGGAATGCTGGGTTATCGCAGGAACGGAAGTTGATAACCGCATAGTCTGGGTCGCCGCCTATTGCCCGGTCGTAGACTTGCTGCTTGAGCCATCCCAACGTGTAGGGGGTCGTGGTTATCAGCGCTCGCCCTTGGTGAATGCTCAGTCGCCGTTGGATGGCCTCCCACGCGCCTACGTCAACGGACGTCTGCCCAAACTCATCCAGCACGGCCGCCTTCGCCGTCGCCGACTCCAAGCCGCCCTCCGACTCCGCCGACCGGAGGATGATACGACTCTTGCCATCGTTGGAAACGATCACCCGATCCGTAGCTTGGTAGGTTCCCCATCGCGCCGCGCGGCAGAAGAAGCCGATCATTTCGGGGAGGAGCTTGAGCTTGAAAAGGTCATAGGTCGCCGTTGCCGCCAGGTAGTCGCCCTTCCCTTTGACCTTCATTTCCTGTTGAAGCCACACCGGGACGAAGCAGGTCTTGCCGCTCTGAGTACCCGCTAGGACGAGGATGAACCTCGCTAGGCTGTGGAATGCCCGCCATTGTCCCGCGTGAAGGTCGAAGTGCAGGCGATCCTCATCCGGGATAACCTGCGTTAGCGACTTGACCGGGCTATCTAGGATTGCTACAGCCAACGGTTATCACCTTGAAGAGTACTTCTTCCTTGCCGTCTACGCCGCCTATTTCAACTTTCGTCGCCACCCGCCCCTTGCACATTCGACTCACCCGATCCGCCGCTTGCCGTTTCCGTTCTTCTTGCGCCGCCAACGACCGGAGCGTTTCCCGGTCGCCGTCTTTCACCTCGACCGGTTTCTCGATCAAAATCCCGCGATCCCGCTCAAGGACGATGGTTGCTACCTCATCCGCGAGGTGGGTAACGTCGAGTCGGGGCCGACCCTTGGGTTTCGTGCGACGCATGGCTACTGTCGCCCGGGCCTCCTCGCTGGTCATATGCCTTGCCATTGTTG